GTACGTACGGAATTAGAGGTCCTATTCCTGATGATGTAAATGAAATGAAACAGTATCAGTTTGTGGAGGTTGATAACACCACTCCTGGTACATTTGATATCGATCTTGCAGACTTTGATGCTCCTAGTGATGTTGGAGGCACTAACAATCTAGATGAATATGCTAGATTTAAACCCTTCCAAGAAGATCAATATTCTGTAAAAATTGAAGAAGTATCTGGTGTAACTAATTTTGTTGTTGGATCTGTTGTAAGTCTTTCTTCTGGTGATGTAAGTTACAACGCTGGTTATACAACTATTAACATTACTAATCTAACTGGTGTAACTAAGATTACTCTGATTACTAATCTTGACAAACTACTTCAGGTTACTGCAGTTAATAATAGCGATACTGTATATGTAATTACATCTTCCAGTCACTATCTGAGCACTGGTCAGAATATCTTTGTTGATGGTAATCCATCTCAAGAAGTTAATAGTGTTGTTTATGATGAGTATGATGGTGCATTCTCAGTTGAAAGTGTTATCAGCATTAAGGAATTTACTTATAAGTTGCCTCAGGCAGCAGTAACCACTCCTTCTACAACACCTAGCAATGTAAGCATTTATGTTAAATCTCCAACTCTGAAGATGTACTATGGTCACCAATATGTGTTTGACCTCAGTCACTCTTCTATGGTTGGTGCAAACCTTTCGTTTGCTAGAGATAGTCTCTACAAACTAGAGTATTCCTTCAACCTAATTTCTAGACAAGGATCTCCTGGTGTAACTGGTGGTGGTCAACCCAATCCTACAGTCACTTTCAAGGTTGATAAGGATCTAGTTACCAATATCTCTTACTATTTTGATCCTGGTAGAACTGGTGATGATTCCCCTGTTATTCCTGGATCTTATCTAGATGTTGTGACATCTCCATATAACGGAGAATTCCAAATCAGCAGTACTTCGGGTGGCACTATCACAACTGGTGATGACACCATGAGATTCCCTCTACTTAATGAGCCTGAGGGTGCAGCAACAGTTTCTACTGCTTCTTATTCCACCAGCTCAACAAAGGCAGTTGGATCTATCGCAGATATTCGTATTGTCAATACTGGTGGATTCTACACTAGACTACCTATTGTTTCCTCAATTCTTTCTAATAGAAAAATTGAAAGAGTCCAAATCAATGAGCCTGGCACCGAATATGCTGTTGGCAGATATGATAGTGTCCCTATTGCTGGTGATGGTGAGGGTGGTTTTGTATCCCTAGTTGTCGAAGATACTACTGATGATGAGGGACAGACAATTCCTGGTCAGATTGTATCTGCTACAGTTACCTCTCCTGGTAAAGGATACACTACAGCATCTATCGACGTTGAATCCATTGATGGAATTCTTGGCACTGGTTTGACTGGATCTGGTGCAGATCTTGAAGTTGTTATTCCTCCTTTTGGCACGGGTGCAGCAATCTTCACTAAGGGCACTAACGTTGGTAAGATTAAGAAACTCAAGAATAACAACTTTGGTTATGATTATCCTCATGACTATACGTTGCGTCCTGAGATCACTTTCCCCATCAACGCACAACTAACGTCTACTAGTATCCTGTCTAGCATCACTGTAACCGATCCTGGATCTGGATACTCTCAGGCACCTGCTGTTGTGATTACTGGTGGTGGTGGATCTGGTGCAATTGCTGAGGCAACCATCAAAAATGGTCGTCTGGATCAAATTATTGTTAAGGATCCTGGATCTGGTTACTCTTCTACTCCTACTGTAAGTCTGAGATCTTCCTTTAACTATGTCGTTAACCTCGACTTGGGTCTTCTGCAGTTTGCATTCCCCCATGGCATTCAAAATGGTGCTGAAGTAACTCTGAATGTAGTTGACACTGGCGATGGTGCAGACTTCCCCTTGGCTTCTGGTGCATTGGGCAGACTAAATTCCAGCACAACTTACTATGCTATTGCTGGTACAGCACAGTCTCTTGACGATGATCAATTGAAACTTGCTATTACTGAAGCAAATGCTGAGCTTGGCGATGCAATTTCTTTTGCTAACGCTGGTGTCGGCAGACAGCAAGTCCTGACCGAATCCTTTGGTGCGACTGCAGAAGCAAACGTTACTACTTCTATCTTCCTCGAAGGTGAGCAAGTTTATCAGGGTCCATCTATTGAAAATGCTACTGCAACTGGTTTTGTTTCTACTAACGAAGGTTGGCAGATTGGTCCCAGACTACTTAAGATCGTAGACTACACTGGTGATTTTACTTCTGGCGAAAGAATTACTGGTGTAATCTCTAAGTCTTCTGGTATCATTAGTGATCTTAAGATTGCTACTGGTGTCCTAGAAATTGGATCTATCACCCAAACCACAGGTCAGTTTATTGATGATGTTGGTAAACCCTCTGAAATTATTCAAAAAGTCCAAGACTCTTACTATTATCAAGACTTCTCTTATGCTGTTAAGTCTTCCGTTTCCATCGATGATTGGAAGAATATTCTAATTAAGAATGTCCACCCAGCATCCTTTAAGGTGTTTGGTGAATTGAATCTGGATGATTATGCAAGCATTCCTAATAAAGAGACTGCATTCCAGCTAACCAAGTCTGTTGAGTTGGCACAGCAAGCAACTGTCCCCAACATCCAAAACTTCACTCTGGTTGAGCCTGTTTATCAGGAATTCAATAACACCGAAGTTCTATTCAGACAGAAGCGTCTGACTTCTTCTGAGAATATCTTGACTTCTGTTGTACAAAGAATTGATGATGTTTCTAACCTTTTTGACGGCGTTAGGACAGCATTCCCACTAACTGTTAGTGGAGAAACAGTTGTTGCTAATGCCAATCAGTTGATGATTATTCTCAACGGCATTACTCAAACCCCAGGCACAGCATTTGAAATTCAAGGTGATTCTATTGTCTTCTCCGAACCTCCTCAACCTGATGCGAGCGTAAGATACGTTGTCGTAACAGTTGATCAGATTCCTACACAGGAATATGCATTTACAAATATCTCAGGCATCTTCCCCAATACTGGTATGGAAGTTGTTGGTGGATCTTCTACAGCAAGATTTACTGTAACCCGAGTAGAGGGTAATCTAATCTATGGTTACAAAACAAGCACTCAAAACTTTATTCAGGGTGAGTTGGTAACTGTTGGTGCTACAGGATTTGCAGCAAACTTTGACACTGCAACTGATGTTACCAATAACGGTTTGTTTATCTTCGGTGAGCAAGTTAAGAATTTTGATGGTGATACTGCTAAAGTTGAAGAAATCAACCTTGAGAAAGGTCAAGAAATTGCTCGTGCTCAACTGAGATATACTATTGGTCTTTCTACTACTCAATTTGAAGTTATTCAGACAGACGGCACAGAAGCACCTGTTGCTACGGGCACCTTTGAGGTTGGTAAAAAATATCAGTTTGGGTCTGAAATCTTCCTAGTGAATGATATTAGTGATGGTGCTCAGTCAACAACACTGACTGTTACAAGAGGTCAAGATGGTACGACTGCTACTCAGCAGTTGGAAGATTCTCCAATTTACGGCACTGAAATCAATATCACCAATAGACTAATCCTTAGTAAGACTACTGGTACATACAAGTCCACTCCTGGTCTGTATGATATCCAATTGAATGACGTTATTATTGCTGCTGGATCTGGCGTCGTTGCAAGAATTACTTCTACTCAAGTATATACTGATCCTATTACTAATGAAGCAATTCCTTCAGTAACAATCTCCGAAGGATCATCTTTCTTCGGTCTTCTATTCAACAGATTGATTTCTACAACATATCCCAACGTTATCATTGACGATATTGCTTCTTCTCAGATTTCTATCGTTGATTACACTGACAATACCACTGCGTTTGATTTCCAATTCCCAACTAACGAATTGATCAATTACTATGTTATTACGACACAGAATCAAAGTGGTGCTTTTACCGAGAATGAGTTTATTAGAAACTTCAGTCTTGCATATGGTAATGAAGTCGGTACTTTCAGTGCCGATGATCCTGGTGTAGTAAGAAAACTGGCATATAAGAATCAATCTACAAATGGTGGAGGATTCTTCTCTCCTGGTCAAGTTATCAGATCTAGAAATTCTAAAGCAGAAGTTATTGCATACAGTCAAGCAAGAAGGACTGTCTTCCTAGGTAAGATGGGTCGTTGCCAATCGACTGGCGAAGATGTACACACAGCGACTTTTAACAACAGTGCTCAGTTAGATACTGCCGAAAAGAAATTTGGCTCAGCATCTCTGCTTTTAGACACTGCTACTTCTGATTATTTGTCAATTCCAACCTCTACAGAGTTTGGATTTGGCATAGGCGCATTTACATTTGAGTGTTGGATTCGTCCTGCAGATGTTGGCAGTGGATCAAAAGTAATTGCAGATTTTAGACCTACCAGTAGCGATACTGCTGTATTGTTACTTCTAAGTGGTTCTGTATTGGAATTCCAATCTTCAAACGGAGCTGGATCTATCACTTCAGCCACCAATCTCGCTTCTGATACTTGGTATCACGTTGCTGTTTCTAGGTCTGGATCTACAACTAAGTTGTTCCTTGATGGACTTCAACAAGGTGGCGATCTTACAGATACTACTGATTATGGTTCGACAAGACCAATTAAAATTGGCTCCAATCTTAATGGAAGTGCAAACTTCCCTGGTCATATTGATGAGGTTAGAGTTTCTAATACTGCTCGTTATACTGCAAACTTCACTCCCCCCGCTGGAATTTTCCAAGGAGATGCAAACACCAAACTTCTAGTACACTTCGATGGTGCTGATGCACAGACTTATACTGAAGACTGGTCTGGCACTGCTAACTGGACTGACGGAGATCAGTTTGCAAATGATGCAATCCTTGAAACTTCTAGATTGACTGGCGCTCCTTCTGGTTTTGTTGGTAACTCTCACAGATACCTGGATGCAGCAAACCTGTTGGAAGCAAATAAGAGATTCCTTGCAGAGGAAGTTGTTGCACAGTTGGTAGCACAATATCCTTCCCTAGTTATTCCTGGCGGTAACATCAACTGCACTGATGACGTTGAGGATATTGTTGAGCAACTGGTTGAAGATCTTAGAAATGGATCTAACAATCACATGTGGGATGCTGCTGCTCTATATGTCAACAGAAACAACAATCCAGTAACTCTCAATCACGTTGATACTGAGATCACAGAAACTATCTGGGCATATGACAGACTTGCAGTCCTTGCTAAGGAAGTCATCAACAATGTTTTGGTTACTGTAACTGGATCTCATGGATTGACTCAAGTTACTGACGCATCTATCACCGATTCTTCCACTTCCGTTCTTACCACATATCAACCAGCAACGGGCACTACTTATGATCCCGCTACAGGCGATTTGGTATTGGAGATTGGTAGTCACTCTTTGACTACTGCTGATAGAGTTACTCTAGCAACAGAATCGATTACGTTTACTTGCACTGATGATGGTAACAATCTAGAAGTTTCATATCCTCGCGTAACTGACCCTGCACATGAAGCAGTACTGCCCATCACTGCAGTAGCAGCAACCACTATTACCGTCAATGTTGGCGCTTCTCCTGCTGAGCAACAATATGCTCACACCTTTGTAAGTGCTACCACTGGTGCAGTTTCTGTCTTGGATTACTCCACTGCAGATTGTGCAGATGTGAGAAATACAATTGATAACCTAGTTGATATTCTTACCGATACTCTGACTGAGGCAGAGACACCTACTGGTGCTACTAGCAATACAGGTGACTGGTTGGGCACGATTACTAAAGTTGAGCCTGCATACGAATATCTTGGTGCAGTTGCAGATTCTTTCACTCAGATTGACTTTACAACTTCATATCATGATGCTACAAATGATATTGTTTATACCAACCAAATTGGCACCGACTCTCTCAACAGATTTAAGGATGCTGCAAATCTAATTCGTCTCAATAGAGGTGCAATTGTAGATAAAGCAGCATATGACTTGATTGTCCGCTATCCTTCTTTGACAACTGATATGCCCAGAAATGTTGGGTATACTGGTCTTGATACACCTCCTGGCACACTTCGCTGTAAGACTGACCTTGGTTTGATCTTGGATGCTATTGCCAATGATATTGAAAATGGTGGTAATGAGAAGACTATTGGTGCAATTGAGAATTATCTTGGTACTAATGACGAAATTCAGCACATTAGACTTCAGATGCTGCAGTCTCTCTACGCCCATGAGCGTTTGGGTGTTTATGCAAAACAAGCAATTACTGGAGATCTAACTGAAGACAACACCGATAACGTTATTGTTGGTGACTGGGGTATTACGAATGATCCTGGCAACTGTGCAAATGTCCAGACCGCAATTGACACCCTTATCGAGTTGGCAAATGAAATGCTTGCTCCTACGGGAGATCGTTTTAGAGATGCTGGAGATTTGCTCTTCTTCAACAAAGAGGGTATTGCTGATGAAGCACTGGGTCATATTGACGACGCATATCAATATACTCCCAACCAGGGTGGTGCTCTATATTCTGCATTTAGTTATCCTGGTGGCATTACTGGTAGAGATGGACTGAAAGCAGATCTAGAACTTATTATTGATTCTGTTATCACAGACCTTCTTACTGGTGGTAATAGCAATGCTGTTAGATTGGTTGGTGATTATTTAACCACTCAACTGGGTCTTGCAAAATATGATGATTTGATTGTTGCTGTCATTGAAGCTTTTGATCGTGTTAAATTCTTGGGCACAAAAGCGATCAATAATCTTCTCTATGATAGGGGAACCGCAGTTAGTGGTGATCAATTTGCCTTCTTACACACTTCCGAATCTGCATATCGTGATGCAACAATTACAGACTCCAATGGCGGTGGATATAGTGATTCTGACTGTGCTGATGTTAAACAAGCATGGAATACTGTTTTGGATGTCATTATCGACACCCTAACACCTTCTGATGCCGACGGTAGAGCAGCATCAGAGATGCTCATGTTTAACAAAAATTATTTCCGAGAGGAAATTTCTTCAGAAATCAATCAACAATGGGGCACTGGCACTTGGCAATATGATGATTTCATCGATGGAATTACAGATGATATTATCGGTGATATGGCTATCACTAGCACCGAATCCGACAATATTCAATACGAGTCAGTATATACCGTTGACGTGAATTTGGGAAATACTCAGAAACCCGAAGTTGGCACTATCATGGAGCAAAGAACTTCCCAAACTGGCACAGTTGTTCGCACTGCTGAAGTTTTAGAAGTCTTTGATGACACCTATTATGGAATTAACGAGTTTCTAATAACAACTCTTATTTTGCGCGTTGTTAGTGCCCCTGATGGTGGAGCTCTAGAACCACATCCCGATGGGAATTATTGGTGGTATCAGGGAGTTATAAACACTTCTGGATACGTACAGGGACAGATTATTAACAATGGTCCCACTGCCATTAACACAGGTGGTTTTTATTCTGAATTCAGATATATTAACAATGTTTCTAATCTTCAAACTATTGCCAGAGCAAACACAATTCCTTCCTTGGTTGCTGGTACATCTATCAGTCAGAATTTGTGGACTGATCCTGAAAGATTTGAAGTCTGGTCTCAGTACAACACAGCTACCCTAACTGATGGATATCGTGCTCCTGACGGACACCCCTTCGCGGAAAGAGTTTACCAGCAATCTGGTGGTCAGGGTCGTATTATAAGAGGTTATGCACTATCTTCTTATGAAACATTTGATAATGATAATTCTCTAAGATTTGATAATGAGACTGCGGTTACCTTTGACGAAGGTGCTACTGCAGAAACTCAGACCTACACAGTTTCTTACTTTGCAAAGGGACAACTTGGACAGCAGTATCCAAATGGAATGCATTTCATCCGCTTCCAAGCTGAGTTGCAGTCTGTTGGTGCTCCAGCAATCAGCGTTTTCTTTGACGTTGATTTGGAAACTGGTAGTACTGGTAGTGTATTTAATACCAATCCTGGTGGTTGCACAGTTGAAGATGCTGGAGTTGTTCCTATTGGTGATGACTGGTATCGCGTTTATGCCACACTGACGTTTGGTTTTGGATTTAATAACCTTTATGGTATGGCCTGGATAAGAGGCAAGAATGGTGCTCTCAGTCATGGCGATACTGGTAGTGGTAATTGGATTGCATTCTGGGGTGCAAAAATTAACCAGGGCGCTCTAGATCCTTATCGTGGTGTTACGGATGGTCAAATTTTCTATAACAATGTTGAATATAATGTCAAAAAATATGCTCTGTTTAAACTGAGACTTTACATGACTCAGGCGTTGAGAATGCAACTACGAGCTATTGGACTTTTCTCTGGATTTGGTGGATATACTGCTGGTAGTCAAACCAATAATGCTGGTGCTTTTGATCTTTACGCCACAATGGGTGGAGCTTCTAAAGATGGTGAATATCAGCAAATGGTCCGCTATTTGATTGGCATTCTTGATCAGCAACTTGAGAATGATACTTATATCAATAGTATTGTTGCTGCAACTAGTATTACTGTCCCATCTAGCACTTATGGACTGAGAGAATACTATCCTGGAGTATGGAGAGATTATCCCACTCCTACTAGTGGCGCTATTTCTCAAGCAGATGCATTCTATGGTCTACTTAGTGATGCATATGCTGAAGTCCAGTCTGTTGTTGCCAATGAGGCACAACTTGTTAAGGAATATAAGAGATTCCGTATTTCGGGTGATGTGGTTGATGGTCCATTCGTAATGAATGAGACTTGTCAAAAGCAAGGTGCCCCTGGCATTACGGGTGAAATCTATGGATTTACTTCCGACGAAAACTTCTCTTATGTTGATGTAGTTGTTACCGCTGGTACATGGCAGGTAGGTGATGTAGTTGTTGGTGCTACAAATAGCACAACGGCAACTATTGCTGCTATCGAAGATAGAATTCAACTTAATAAGTTGAAGGGTGATTTTGAGGATAATGTCCCATTCCGAGGATACACATCTACAGAAACTGCAGAAACTGTTTCGTTTATCAAAGCAGAAGCTGCAGTCTTGCAAAACACTGGCGGTAAACTAACTGTTGATACAGAAACTCTAAATGGCGAATTTGAAACTAACGCAGTTGTTTACCCTGAAAATTCTGAGCAATATCTTGAAGTTTCTAAATTCAGTGGTCTAGACGTTTCTGTTGGTCAGAGAATTGT